TCATATAGTAACCACCAGACCATAACACCTTCTGACCAGCATATATTTTTTCTGATATGGATTTTGATAAGGTACTTCTGTACCATTCACCATATGTCCAGATGTTGTTGTCAGACCTGGTAATATCACGTTCCCACACCGGATTCTCTGAATTGTATGGTGTGTATCGTTGTCTTAAATATGACCACTCAGTCACTCTGACACCTTCACCTGTTGATGCTATGACTTCTAATCTTCCAGCACGTTTCACAGGGATGTTTTTGATAGTTTCTGCTATTGCGTTACCTGTTATCGCATAACACCCAGTTTCCATGTAATTATTCAAATCAGCACCTGAAGGTATCGCTGGAAGCTTGTCAAGTCCCATTACTTTTCCATAGACAGGTTTACGGAAAACAGCATCCAGACCAATGTCAAGACCATTTTCCACTTCACCAAGCTTACCAAAACCAAGACCTGTACCATCTGCACGGTGGTGCATCAATGCAAATCCTGTTGAAGCGTTTGTTGATCGGCTTGTTGTTTTGAAATTATCAGTAACTGTGAATTCAACGTCATATGAATTACTGCTGTCAGCTGGGAAGATGTATGTCTGATTTGTGACAGAATAATTATTCTGAAGTTCATCCAGACCAACTTCTGTGAATTCTGCATCACTTGATTTCTTGTATTTCAGCACATATACAGCGGTGTTTTTGTTGTTTAATGCTGTAACTTCAGCGGTGAAGGTTACCAGTACAAAATCACCTTGAACATTTTCTGTACCATCTTCATCACATCGGTGAACAGTTAAAGCAACCACAACTGGTTCAACATAGTTCAATACTGTCTTTGATGCTGATGCTGTCGCTGTTCGTCCTCGTTTATCCTTGATAGTGGTTGATATACTATTAGCACCTGAAGACTTTACAGTACCAGTTGTGAAGGATCCTGATGTGTATGTAGTACCATTAACTTTTGTACTGTATGATGCGATTGCTGAACCGTATGCAATTGTTGGTGATACAACCACCTTGAATTTTGACAGTCCCTTGATTGGATTTCCATATGTAGTTTCATATCCCATACTGTCAGTTACCGTCAGTGACACTGAAGGTTTGACCGATGCCGGAATACTACAGCTAATTGTTTTGGTATTTGTACCAATCGTTGCACCTGTACTGTAGTTGAATGTTGTGATAGTGAATGTGATTGATACAGACGTACCAGTTGTATTCTGTGATGATAGTGTCAGCGGTGGTGTCCAACTGATACTGGTATCACTTGACTTTGTAACAATCGTTCCTGACGTTGTACCACACTTGTATGTGATGGTGTGTGTGAAGTTACTTGACTTCCTTGTTACCGTCAGTGTTTGTGCCGTTCCTAACGTTCCATTTGATGCCGTCAGTGTGCTTTTTCTCGGTATGGTGGTTAATACCTTTGATGCTGTCGCTGTGACTGTACCACTGCTGACACCACTTGTGAAGGATGCTGATGTTGACAGTGTTTTTGAACCGTCACTGTTATGGTTGATATTAACTGTTTTTGTGAAGATAGTTTGTGATCCAGTGGTTGATTGATTTTCATTGAAGGTTGATGTGAATGTGTACTTTGTACCATCAATGATTAAATAACCAGATTTCTCAGTTCTGTTAAAACTCCCATACGTCCAACTTATATTTACTTTGACAGTGACATTTGAAGTATTATTATCAATACTCTGACTGTTTTGTGTTATCGCTATACTCAAACTTACAGCCATGTTATCACCTCACTTTTAAAAACATTAATGATCCGTCTGACCTGGGGATATATGCAAAATTCCCAAACTGTGCTTTTTCATCGACATCAATCACGATGTTTCCGGTATGAAAATCCGTTCCATCCCACCAGCCGAACTGCTGACCACCTTTTTTGAATGAAATCATATCATTATCGATTGATAACGTAAGTCCTGTTTCACCGTCACCGATTACAATTCCGTCAGAAGAAAAGCTGATATATTTATAAAGCTCTGTGAATTTGCTTTGTAAATCTCCGTCAACATTATTGATTTCTTCTGTGGTTGTTGTGAAATTCAACAATATCTGGTCTGACAGAATCTTCAATTGTGTTTCAACTGTTTCTTTGAACTCAGTATAATTTGAAGTTTCCACATAATTTTCCAGTGCTGACAATATAATTTCATTGCATGTACTTATGATTTTTGTACTTTCTTCAACAATCTGATTTTTTACTGTTGTTATTTCAGATTTACTTTCAGTAGCGATTTTTTCTGCTGTTGCTGCTTTGTACTCTGTTTCGATGTTGTCCCGAATATTGTAATCAATCAATGACATACTGTTTTTACCAACTGTTATTTTTGTATTCTGTGGATTCAACAGGTCAATATCAAGTTTTGTAAGTGGATATACATCATCGTGATTATGTGGTAATGATTTAACCTTGACATTACGATATATCCGCAATCCTTGTATTTCTTTGTCTGTGAAGTGTAAATCAACAGCGGATATATCGATTGTATCAACGGTTTTATTCAAGTGTTCCCAAAGATAAATAACACCATGATTGACAAGATTATTGATTTCATGTATATCATCCCATGTTGTTTCACTCACCGGAGCATATATCCATCCATACTGTTCAACGGCTTCCTGATTGTAAAGTATATTTCCTTTTCTCTTATACTCAACCATTACTTCTTCATGTGGATATTCTTCAATCGTCAAGCGTTTTCCATCGTCATCTTCAAGTACTGCACCAAATGGGATGATTGCTGAATATGTCTGTATTGCATTGGATTCTTCTTGTATATCAAGTAGGTTTTCACCGAATTCTATTGGCTGCGTATTAGTAAATTCAAATTCACTAAGGTAGTCAATGTAATTTCCGTCTTCTTCGTATCTGATACAGAGATATCCACCCAGACTTGATTCAAACAACTTCGTTTTAATGATTTCCCAGGTTCTTTTATATTCGCTGTCGGATCTGATAATGTAGTTGTTGTTATCTTTTACGGTAACTTTTCCAATTTTAAATTGTTGGAATTCCTTTACCTGTTCATTATGTTTATTAATCAACATTCTCAGGAAGAATTCAACCACATTACCTGTAGTGGATGCAGCTTCATAATTCGCATCACCTATAAAGTCCCCTGGGAACTCATATGGTGGAATATTCGTATCATTCAGATATGCAAGTACACCTTCAACATCAACTGTCTTTCCACCATCAAAGTTCGTTGTATCATTGGTAATACGACCACGGAATATTATTTCATTCTCTTCTTTGATGGTGATTAATGACTTCAATGGAAAAAGTGTGTTGTAGTGTGGGTGATTTTTATAAATCAGAAAAGAAGCTTCACCCACTTTATTTACTTCCAATTTGACGTTTGGGTTAATCAGTGTCAGTTCATCCACTCTCGGATCAAATATTGGGTAGTTGTCACATAAAATCGTATACATCACAACGCCCCTTCCTGATACTCAAATGTCACTGTTCCGTTTTCTGTCGCATAAACCCTGAAAATGTTATCGTACTCCGATAGTAGTATATCAAGAACTTGATGTGTTCCAGCTGATAATGTGAATTGATTACCTTCAAAAGTAAACGTTGTTTCAGCCGTACATGTAATTTTAGGTACAACCTGTTTTCTATCGTTCTTTATGATTATCAGCTTTTCAGTTGTTGTCACGTTAAATGTTGCTACTGTGATTTTTTGCTTTAATTTGTATGGTGCAATTCTCGCTGTAACAACGATTTTCAATAGGTTTCTATCCTGTAAATACTCATCGACCGTTAATCTTCCTTGATAATAATAGTTTGGATCTTTGTCAAGTATTATCTTACATTTACGGCCGTTCAGTGTGTTTGATACATGTGTTTTACGTTCTTCAAATGTCAAGATATCTTCAGGTGATACCGTAAACACAAACTTACAATCACGGTCCTTGTATTTAACAAGGCCATGTGTTTCTGTAAGGTCAAGTGATCCATCACGACCAGGAACGTCAATATAATTTGTTTTCGGTTCAGCTGGTGGGATGTTGACTTCTGACAATATCAAATCAAGATCAAGGGAACTATGAACGTCCCCAAAATAAACACCAGTTTCAATCATCGTCCCCGATCCTTTCTATCTTTTATTTTTCCTAATTCTTTGTCGAACAAAGGCGCATAATGCGCTAAAATTACACCGTCATTTGTAACAATGTCCTGACCACTATTAGCTATAATCTGTGGTAAATAATCAGCTAACATTGTAATCAGCTGCTGTAAATAGCTAATTACACCATTGTTCTGACTTGCAACCGCCTGTGATATTAAATTCATCAGTGTACCTGTACCACTGACAACTTCTGATCCAGCTTCACCACCACCCATGAAATTACCTGTTGATGGATTAAAACCGAATACAGTTGGTGTATTCATCATCATTGGGTTTTCCATTGCCTTTGCATACCATTCCACACCGAACTTCGGAATAGAAGGTGGATCCAATGAGAATTTACCCGATATACTGAAGTGTGGAAGTTTAAATTTTGGTAACTCCCACTTGAAGTTGAAGAACTCCTTCATTTTATCAATAGCGTTCTTAACAATATCTCTGGCCTTATTAATTGGTGTTTCGATAGCTGTTTTCACACTATTCCAGGCGTTTGTTGTTGTGGATTTTATAGAATTCCACACACTTGAAACTGTCGATTTAACACCATTTATAGCGTTTGAAACACCTGATTTTATACTGTTCCAGGTATTTTGTATACCGGATTTTATACCGTTCCAAACGTTTGATGTGGTATCTTTGATATTGTTCCATGCGTTTGAAATTACCGTTTTTACTGCGTTCATAGCATTTGAAATAGCATCCTTGACCTTATTCCAGGCATTCTGAATAATGGCCTTATACTCTTCAAGTACTGGACCGACGTATTCAACGCACCAATCCCACAACTTACCTACAAGTTCGATTATTGCATATACAACTTCGTCGATTGCTATGTTTATAGCATTCCAGATGTTCACAAATGAATCTATCAGTAATGGTGCTGAATCGACAATAGCCATAACCAGCATTTTGATTATTTCCGGCATCATCTCAATCAAAGGTACTACGATCTGTGGAATTGCATTCACCAAACCAACAACTAATGTGACCGTACCTTCTATCAAAATTGGTAAATTATTCAATAACGCTGTTATAACTGACATAACAATTTGTGGTAAATTGTCAATTATCGGCTGTATAATTTGTGGTAGCATAGTTGTTAATGTAAAAATCATTGACACCAGTGCATCAATCAGCATCGGTAATAGTGTTGGTAATGCTGACATCAAAGATTCCATCAGACCAGGTAACGCTGATATCAATGCATTTACAATCTTTTCCAACCCTGAAATCAATGACGGAAGTACGTCCATCAATACTGATATAGCCCCTGGAATCGCATCAGCAAGACTTATCAACAAATTTGTTGCTGCTTCAACAACAACTGGTAAAAGCTGATTTAAAATCTCAGGGATTTTTTCGATTATGATTGGTGCTACCTGATCCACCAGTTGAACCACACCAGTTAGGGCTGTACTGATGACAGGAAGTAGGTTTTGAATAGCAATTTCAGCACTATCAATAAATTTATCTATGTATAAACCTAAATCCCAACCGTCACCTGACATGGCTGTCAGTAAATCTGCCCATGATGCTTTGACCATACCCAAACTACCAGATATGGTTGACGATGCCTCTTTTGCTGTTGTACCTGTGATACCCATTTCCGTCTGAATAACGTGAATCGCATCAACTACATCACCATAGCTTGATATATCATACTCCACACCTGATATAGCTTGTGCATCCTTCAAAAGTCGTTTCATTTCTTCCTGTGTACCACCATAACCCAGTTTCAGGTTATCCAACATGGTATAGTTTTGTTTTGCAAAACCACTGTATGCATTCTTGATGGATTCCATATCTGAACCCATCTTGTTTGCGTTATCAGACATATCGATCAATGCCTGATTTGCTTTTTCGGCAGCTTTCTCAGTGTCACCACCGACTGAAGATATCAAGGCAGCTGAAAAACCAGTAACAGTTTCCATGTACTCATTTGCACTCATTCCAGCGGTTTTATATGCCATATTAGCATTATCCATCACTGTTTGTTGTGCGTTCATCAGTTTGTCGTATTCGCTTTTAGCTTCATCAACCGATTTACCGACTGATTCAGCATATTCTTCAAGCGACTTACCACCAGCACCAAAGAGTGTTTGTACACCGCCTTCAAGCTGCTGAAAATCTGCATACGCCTGAACTGACTTTGTCACAAGTCCGGTTACAGCTACACCACCAGCAATCATTGCTGTTCCTACAGCTTTACCGACCGCTACAGCTGCTCCACCAATACCTTTAAACGCTTTACCCAGCTTACTTTCTGCATTACTACCAGCCTGACTGGTTTCATTTAATGACCTGACAGCATCGCTGTTATTCACCGTGATTGTTCCTAATAATCTAAATAATTCTGTCATCTCAATCACCTACACTTTCAGGATTAAAACGATTCAGAATACCCATTGAACCTTGAATGGTGTTTTCCATTTGTGATGTACTCATGTGTTGGTGTTGCTGATTCAGCTGTATTTCCTTCTTGAAATCAGTGAAACTTTTATCCCACACTTTGTGTAAATAGATTTCCCATTCATCAGCTTCATGTTTTGCCTTCACTACTTTGGTAATAAATTCACAAAATTTTGAATTCTGAATCATTGCATCCATAAAAGAAAATGGACTTGCGTATTTTGTGAATAGCAAGTCCATGAATTCAAATTCGCCTAATTGAATAACTTTGATGCAACCTTGAAAAAATCTTTAAATTCTTCCTTCTTAACGAAATCAGCGATCATTTCAAAGAATGTCACCATATCAAGTTCCTGAACTTCCTTAACCTTCAGGTTTGAAGTCTGTGAAAGTAACTGATATATTTCATTCTCACACTTGTCAAGATTGGAACAAATAACATTCACTATTTCAAGTGCTACAGATAAACCAACCGCTGTGATGTTTTCTTCTTTATTTTCAGAATCCTTCATTTTTGAGATGATGGTCTGAACTGAAGACTGATTTAAGCACTCGGAAAATTTATTTACACCAACTTTACCGATAATCTTTGTCATCACAAAAACATCTTTTGATTCAAGTCTTCTGAATTCATATTTCTTTTTCGTTGTTTCCATCGTTCAACGGTCCTTTCTCTTTTCTCTCAATTAGCTGAAGAAAATCACCTTTTCTGATGACTTCAATGAATCGCCCTGGTGTCATTTCAACAATCTGATCCTTCTTGTATTTGACACCAGTCACCTTATCAGTAAAAGGTCTTAACACCTTTACTTTAATCATGCGATCACCTCATCAGGGTAATAAATCTTGACTGGTAATGTGTCAAGCTCACCTTCATTGTTTGCGTATGCTTCCATTGTCAGCTTAATAACGCTGTTTTCCTTTGCTTTACCTTCAATTTCAAGGCCTGAAGTACAAAGTGCATTTTCAAAGATGACAATGATATCCTTCAGACCATTTGCTGTTTTACCAACAAATGCGAAATTCTCAAAGTAGTCACCCTCATTGATTTCAGCTTTATCGACAATGAGTGTGTAACCTTCAACATCTGATTCCTTTGTAGTCATCAGTGCTGCCTTCTGCATGATTTCAGAATTGATTTCAGCATAGTTCACTTCCATTGTTGCGGTGCCGCCCTGTTTAACAGCTAAACCTTTGACCTTCACCAATGCTCCATCAAGTTCAATATCAACAATCTCACCAACGATAGATATTTTATTACCACCTGATGTTGCACCTATGATTGATCCGTCCCAGGTACTTGTTTCAGCGTTCCATTTGAGATCCTTGTGAATTGTACCAGCACCAAGAAGGATGTTTTCTGGGGTTGTCGCTGAAATACCGTGTTTACCTCTTACCATATCACTCAATTCCTTTCCATTCCTTGATTTCAAGGTTAATTTGTATACGTTTTAAATCTGCTACATCTGTTGGTACTGGAAGTGAAGACAAATAAAAAACAGCGATTGAACCGCTGTCTGTTTTTGTTCTCAACCCACCAACTGATGGAAAATGTTTTTTAATTTTTTCTTTGCTTTCTTCAAGTTCTAACCATGTACCTCTGGTTGTACCTGTCAGAATAAAGGTTGATTCTTCAGCACCATCTTCAGTTCCTGTCGGTGATTCGGAATATTCACCGATCCAGTAGGTGATTGGTACTATATCAGTCCATTCCATGAATGCATATGGTATCTGAAGGATTTTCATTTGTTCATTGAGAAATTTTAATTTATCCATAATCACAACCCCTTCAGTGCATCCTGTAAATGTTTCTTGATTTTATTTTTCAGTGTGGTATATGCATTATGTAACGCTCTTGATGGTTTTTTACCATGCGTAAAGTGTCCGTTTCCGTCCTCATCAACATAGTACCAACCACCTCTTCTACCGTCACCATTCACAGCATATTCACCAGTACCGAATTCTTCCCATATAGCGTTTTGATAATCTGAACCAACAACCGCTTCATGTTTATCATTATCCACTTTGTGTTTCCAGCTGTTTTTAGTTTGTCCTGTCTTTACCCTGGTATTTCTCTTAACCTGTGATTCAAGTTCACCAGCTGATTCTTCCAGTGCAATGTTGATTTTATCATTCATTGCGTTGATGATCCTCAGGGTGTTGTCTTCAAATCTGATGTTAGCCATTTTGACCACCAACTAATTTCAGATATATTTCCAGATGATAATTTAATTCATCCGGATTATCTATCAACATGACATCGTACATTTTACCTTTAATGATACATCTGACATCCTGATCAGCTAAATCATAAATGGTATCAACATAGTCACAAACAAAAACATGTGTGGATTCTTCAATTTTTGTGTTGTATGTGCTCCGGTTACTATCACCGGACTGTAAACCCAGTACACCCCGAACCGACGTTGTATCGGTCCAGGTGTTTACTGTTTCACCAATGATGTTGGTTTCTGAAGTCTTAGTTTGAATAACACAAAGGGTGTTTCCTTTGACTTTTCTCATTTCCAACACCTCGATTTAACATGTAACTGTAGTGTACTAAGTATACCAGTAGGGTAGCCCATATACAGTGTGGTACTGTCTTCATAGGTTACCGACTCACTGTGTCTTGATAGTGTTTCTGATTCGCTTTTTATACCGATTTTTCCACCGAATTCAAGTTTCCATTTGAACATATCAACAGCACACTGAATCACATCAGCTGGATATTTTACCAATGTGATTCTATTCTGTGGGAAATCAAACATCAGTCTATCAACTGTCAGTGTGTCATTTGACTTGTCAGTGACAACATACAGACCATCATTGACCGCTGACTGTGTAATCTGAATAGTATCACCAATCTGAATGTATGGTGATGATCCATTGATAATGTTCCCGGATATATCGGCTTCAAATCTTACTGGTCTTTGCTGAAAATTATTGTTAGTGTATTTTCTGATGATAGATTCAATCGCTGTAAGTTGCGACTGAATCACATTATCAGTCATATCACCACAATCAATTTGTGTTTTCAGTTCTTCAACTGATATTATCATCAGAAATCAACTCTTTTCCTACTTCTTGAATGTAGCAAGTACAACCTTTGAAGAATTTGAAAGTGCTACAGCATAGATTTCATCAACAGAAATGTCAGTTGTTCTGGAAAGTGTGTGTCTTTCAGTTTCAACATTTACATTTCTCTTCATGTAGATTGTAAGTGCTGGTGCATCATCTTCAGTTTCAGCGTCTTCGTTAAGTTTAACGATAGGACAAACATAACCAGTACCTTCATCATTGAGTGGTACTTTCTTCGATACAACGACTTCACAGTTACAAATCTTACCGATTGCGCCTGTTACTCTCACTGATTCAGCGAGCTTATCAGCTGCAAGGAATTCAGGATCCTTTCTCAGCTTACCAACCTGTGCCGGATTGATGAAGATAACCTTATTAGTGTTGAATTCTTCACCGAATACGTCAACTGCATCAACAATACCACCGTAAGAGATAGTTGTCGCTGAACCGTCAAATGTAAGCTGTGCTGTCTGAAGTGCTGTCATAGCATCAGCATCAACTTTAGATGCAATAGACTTTGTAAGCTGTGTGTTAGCCTGACCGACTGGATCACCATAACCTGAAAGTACAGCTTCATCAGTGATGGTTACAGCCTTCATAGCCTTCTTAACCTTTGTTTCTGTAGTTGTTGCTGTAAGTGCTACAGTACCACATGCAACACCTTCACCAACGTCTTCAGCATCACCGATGTATGCAAATTGTGGAACTGTGATGGTGTCACCAGCGTTTGTTGCCTGAAGTGATGTATCAACCTTTGCAAAAGGTGTCACAACGATTTTGGATTCGATTTTTCCGCTGATAGCATCAGCCATAACTTCTGCATCAATGAGATTGTTTAACATTGTAGTAGCCATAATTAAAAACTTCCTTTCAAAATTAAATATTATTAAATATTATTAAATATTTTCTGATTTACCTGTCATCTGCGCATAGACTTCAGGCTGCTCCTGTTTTAATTTCAACCTGGACTGATATCCCATTCTGGAGAACTGTTCAACCGTTATTCCAGGTGTGTTATTTCCATCATTACCAGGTAATTTCTGTGGTTCAACCTGTCGCTGTAAATCTGTGATAAACTGGTTAGGGAACTGTGTTTTCAAGGCAGCTAACGTATCATCAATACCCTTGATTTTTCCGTTGTCATCAAGCTTGATTTCGCCTTTTTCCTTGACTTTAAACGTCAGGTAGTCAACATCCTGGACCTTTGCTTCAAGTAATGCCACCTTTAAAGCTGAATCAATCTTGGTCTGTTCCAGTTGTGCCTGAAGTTCTGCCACAGTAGATTCATACTGTTTGATTTTTCCCTGAAGAATATCATTTCCGGCATTGTCTTTCTTCAACTGTTCGATCAATGCGACTGCTTCCTGATGTTCCTTTTCTTTACCTCTGTGTTTTTCCTGTAAATCCTTATATCGGATATCCAGATTTTCTTCACCAGCAGTAAAGATTTTGTTTGACTTCATTTCGTCAGCTACTTTTTTAACCTGTTCATCGGTTAAACCCTGCGCCTTTAAGATTTCCTGTAATGTCATTGTTTTTTCTTCCTTTCTTCAAATAGGATTTTTACATGTTACCTCATGCTTTGAAATACTCTCTTTTACGCCTGACTTTTGAAGGCGATATAAAATAAAAACACCTGATTAATCGTCAGGTGTTAATATCCAGTTGTGCATATAATACTTTCGACCATTAAGTGTACATTCTCCACAGTACAGCTCTGATACCTGAAGTTTGTACAGTAAATATACATCGTCCATAACGTACCTTGATGCATCACAGTTTAACGGTAATAGTATGGTTTTGTTGTGTTTTAAAGTGCCCTGAAACCTTGTTGTAATGATATTATCAGCTGGTATATCATCAGATAGCACCGCCACACAATTGTGATCCATGTTTGCAAGCGTTGAAGGCGTTGTCTGATATGCGACAACAGCTTCTTTATCTCCGGTGCTGTGGTTTGTTGATGTTGATATGATCCATGTAAGAGCGTTCAAAGGTACTTCTGTACCACTTACCATAGCAAACTGTATTAATGTTGCTTTGTTCGTTTTAACGATGTGTATACTTGCTTTCCAGCCGGTAGAGGGTAAACCACCGCCTGCTTTGTGCACCGTGACACCTTTGAAAACAAGTTCGATTATTGGTGACATTGCATTCTGTGGCCTGTTTGCATAGTTTTCAGGTTCATAAACCTCAAAATATGTGTTATCATTCACATGAAATTTTACTGATTGTTTTTCTGTGTCTTCTTCGACCTTTGACCAGCTCCACATATCCTTTATATCAGCGATAATGTTTTCTTTGGGTGTGTAGTTCTCATACACCTTGCTTATAATAATTGCCATTATGCTTCACCGCCTTCTGCTGTTGTGGCTGTGCCTTCAAGGGCTGCTATGCGTGCGGTGAGGGCGTTTATTTGCTCTTGTAACGACGGCTGATATGGTTCGTAAATATTGTCAGTATCGCTATACCTAATCATTATATCGCTGACGTTATTTGCTGCATTACAGTAAAACATAACCCCATTAACGCTTTGGGTTAAATCTACTTCAAACTCTATATATTCTTGATTGTCTACCGCTTTTTCGGCCACTTTTACTCCGTTTATATAAAATTTAATGCTTGAAGCGCCAGTTGTTGCTGTACCTTTCCATGACATAATGACTTTTCCAGGCTTTATGTCAACTTTTTGATTTACTCCAGAAGCCCCAAGAACGAAACCGCCTGAAGAACCAACGCTTTTTTTATTAACAGGACATAAGTTCTTGCCAGTAGCACCCATAATTTTTTTTAATTTGCTATCATCATAATTGTCAACACCAGCAAGCCTTGTGATTTCACTATCAGATACAAGGCTTTTTCCGTCTTCCTTATCCACTTTTCCGGCGTTCAGGTTGCTTATATCTTCAACATTCTTTTCAATAGCTTCATTTGCTGCTGATATATCATCTTTATTCTTCTGTATTGCACTGTTCATCGTCGCTGCGCTGTCTTCGTGCGCTTCCAGCCAGTCAGACATTTCTTTGAGTGTGTCGAAATCTTCAGGTGCTCCTGAGACAATCTCAGAAACCTTTTCAGTTATCTTGTTATCTGTTTCTGTCTTAGTGTAGGTGTTGCTTTTGTTAGCTTTTGTGGATAGTAAATTATCTGTTTCTGATCTGCTGTACACTTCAGATATTGCAGCCTGTAGTTCGCTTATGTCGTGCTTGTTGTTCTGTACGTCACTTAGTCCCTGATTTATTGTTGTTTTATTTGCGGTCACATACTCAACAGCTTCTTCGATCTGATTCGCTGTTACGTTCAGGTTTCTGTAATTATCGGCCATTAATCCTCACCTTCTATTACTGTTAATATTTCATTGTTACTGTCTACCAGTACATATCCTTCACTGTCAACAAGTGCTTTCTGTACGGTGTTCGATACGACAAAACCTTTTGCACCATAAAAGCATGGTATGAAATGCCCGGCTGTGATTTTGCCGTCATCAATTTTATTTACAGCAACGTTTATCGTTCCTTTTAATTTTATAATCGGGTTGATTATCCCTTGTAACTTCTGTTTCAAGATCCACAACCTCTTCTCGTAATGTTCTTGCAGATGTGGAAGGAAGACGTTTCTATCACGTTGAAGAAGTTGTCGCCTGATTGTATAGATACATCGTAGTAATACCGGCAACAATCACACTGTTCCGTATCTTCAGGATTTATCACAACGCTATATACACCGTTACTACCAATCCGGACTGACTTTACAAATATGTATTCTTTGTCATCATAATTACGCTTCACACCAAATAGCAGCTGTTCACTTGCTCCCAGTTCGTATAGTTCGCCAAATGCATTGGTCACTGTTATATCAAACGTGTTGGTCGTTCCTCTGATGATCTCGACATCTGTTTTCATTTCTTCACTCCTTTCTCAGAGCATGAAAAAAGGACCGAATTTAATCAGTCCTTTAATAGTTTATAGAATTTTACCTGTATCATCTTCCGGCTTGATATAGTGCTGCCAGGACTTGCCTTCTTTGATACATTTCTTGTATAGTTCGTGAATTTCTTCTTCTGAAAGTTTACCGTCTGGTTCGTTTGGAAAATAATCATAATCAAACATTTCACCATACTTCAGTTTTGTTTCTATCATTTCATTTTCACTCATAGTTTTTGTTCAACCCCTTTTTCTATGAATTCATCAAAATAACCATATGAGTTTGGAAAATATTTTTTAAACACTTCCAAACGTTCACCCTTCATGAATTTTGCTTCAAACATATGTGCAATTGCTTCAGTTTCTAAAGCATCACCTTTCCAGTAACTTTTGGCATGTCCATATCCACCTTCAAGCTGCTTACCACTTATGCCACCAAACAAATCTGATACAGCATTTTTCAGATGCACGTCATCACGCAGATCCTGCATGATCAATCGTCGTTGCTCAAACGAAAAACCTGAAAGTTTTTTAGTGGTTGGTAAATTGTTATTGGTAAATACTCCGTTAATATAACCCAACACATCAGTTCTCAATTTCTTTTTCAAGTCAGGTAGGTTATCCCTTATTCTTGATCCATCATCCATAACGTTATAGTCAAACAGATGTCCTGTTTCATGGAAAAATAGTCTTACATCTGTTCTGTCAAAACCTACACGTTTACTTCTTTCATCTGTCTTACCTATACCGAGATGCACTGTTCTCGTTGCTGGCGAATAATAACCGCCACCTTTACTATGTAAATCACCCTTGACTTTTTCACCATAGACAGCCCAGAATTTACGTTCTCCTTCAGTAGCTGTGTCCAGTGCTCGTAAAATGTCTTCCTGTTCATTTTCATTCAATTGGTCTTTGAACCAGGACTGTGACTTTATAGCTTCAATTGCATCATCTTTTTTATTTATTGTATCACTTTCAATATGACCATTTGTTACCGAATTATTAATGTTACCAGTTGCTTTTAAATATTTCTCTTTGAAGTCTTCAAAGTTTTCGGTTCTGTCAAGTCCATAGTATTCAGCACGTTCTTTGAGTGTCTGAAGTTCGTCTTCATCCAATGCCCATTTTGCTCTTTGCAATAATGCACATCTACAGTTGACCACTTCACCAGCTTTACCTTTACCTTTACTATCACCAGGGAACATCAGGTGATTTGAGAATGGTTTCTCCAGTTCTCTGATTTCACCGTCAACCATTCGGTGTGAAGGTCTTGTTTTACCATCAAGTGTGCTGTCCCATTGCTTGACTACATCACAGCCCATTTCTTTTGCCTTGATACAGGCATCCATACCAGCCTGTACCTGAATTCTGTGTCCTTCAGTTCTTGCTATAGTCAATGCTCTTCCGTATGCTCCACCTTTGGTGTTATATGTTCCAGTCATCTTCAGTTTAATCTGCTGTGCGACCTGTGCATATGTAGCACCTGTAACTATTCCCCTTGATACTTCAGCTGCAATGGATTTTTTTAAAGCATCAACATTTTCACCCATCTTTGTATACAGTGTAGTACTGATTTTACTGTCAAGCTGTACAGCCTTAACGACTGATTCCTGATCAATCGGCATTATGAGCGGAATACCCTGACCATGTAAGTCATACATAGTCGCAATATAACCATCCTCATAACAGCCACTCAGATACGCATTAACAGCCGTGTAATTTTGGGTATGTAGTTTATCAAGTATATCGTCAACCTGTCCCTGTAGGGCTTGCTGGTAGCGTTTTTGATATATCTTTGATTGTATCTGTGATTTAATCTTAATTTTCTCAGGATCGTCATCATCTAACCAATCATAAACTTCATTTAAACCGTCAATGTCAAACTGTAATTTTAATATTTTATCATTGATTGTTTTCAGTGACTGATTGTAACTGTTCTCCAGTTGCTTCATCACTTCCTTTTCACTATTCAGGAAGTGTTGCTGTGTTTCCTTCTGTCGATTGTTCAATCACATCACCTTCTGACGTTGGAACGGCATTGAGAATTTTTTCAGCCTCATTGACATCAGTGTCAGCTGGAATCTTTGACTGTATTTCTTCAAAGTCCAGGTCTAACACATCACAGATTGACTTCAGTGTGTCTTCATCACCAATGTACGATGCTACTGATAACACTGTATTGATATCTAACTGTCGTGTTTCTGCTTTGGTTTTATCATTCTGTGTATTTTCCTGTTCATTGACTATCATTTCATGCACAAAATCAATGTTGACATCTTTA